AATTGGTGGGCACAAAAAATACTCCGGGTTGCGCCGGAGTAAGGGTGATTTAATTGCCAATCTTTACCACATCATAGAACTCCTTAGGGTTGCGGTCTTGATAACCATCAAGGGCCTCAAATGCGTCATCATACTGATCATAACCGTCAACAATTTCGTTGTTACCTTCAAGGCTCCATTTCACGATTGCGTAATACATAACTGCTCCGGTGGTTTGGTTGATGTAGTGGACAAGTTAGACTAAGAAAGAATAAAACCGTTGCTAAAGTCAACGACATTGAAGACAGGCGAGTGTCCATACTGGCCAACAAACTTATGTACAAACCACTTGAAGTTCTTCTGCACTACGCATTCACCTTTGATTGCGTGAACTTGAAGAATTGCATTCAATCTCGATTTGGTCGTGTTGGATTGCCAGCCACCATCAAACAACTGCACATAATCAGTCCCAATCTTGGCAATTAAATTGTTGTGCAGATAAACGCTGGACACGTTGTCAGGATCAGTGACGACCTGAGTGTTACCACTTTTCCAGTTGAGGCCGTTGGTGATGGCCTCATTCATCAGCTGTTCGATCTTTCTCATGGGTTTGTGGTTGGGTTGATGTAGTGGACAAGTTACCTATAGATTCTGTCAAGCCTCCTGAATAGTTCCTGCTTGGCATCAGCCACTGATTGATAACCATTCGACACTGAATGGTCGTGGGTTAACACAAACCAGAAGTGGTCTGATTCGCTCAACACTTGCGCGACAACTTGGTTGTCGTGAAAGATGTGTTCGTGATACATCCCTGAAACGTGGGGGATTCGGTTTGATGTGAACATGGCTGTGGTGGTGTAGTGGATAGGTTGGCGGAGTGGATAGGTTAATTAAACTCGACCCATTGCTACATCGTCCAGGAACTCTCGAAGAGTGTCTGACGAGATGTAATTGGCCAGGCTCATGGCTAGTTTGTCCACGTTGTGGTCGTAGACCAGCGCCAGTTCTGCAAAGTCAGAACGAACAGTCTGCGGGTCGGTTTCGGTGTAAGAGTGGTTCCATTCAAACATGGTGGGAAGTCCTTGCGGATAGGTTGGCGGAGTGGATAGGTTATAGACCCCACTCTAGATGGGTGAAGATGTCAACATAGGCGAATGGGTAACGGTCGTGATATCTATCGATAACCTCATCACATTTGTCGTAGCTTTGAAACGGTGTCAATCGTTCGAGGTGGCCGTCGTCGTCCATTTTTGCCACACAGTAAGTTGTTTCCATTTGTGGTGCGTCCTTGTGATTAGGTTGGTTGGATAGTTGCCCACAAATGATGGGCAATAGGTACGGCAGGGATTCGATCCCATAGCGTCGCGCTACTGAGAGTGCCGCCCATTTGGTTGTGGGTTGGCGTCGTTGGGCTTGGCTGCAGGTGGCTGGCCTGCTGGTTTGTTTGCAACGGTCCGCACCGTCCGCCTGATGGTCTCACCTTCGGACCATCGCCGTTTGCCCGTCTTCGGTTGTCGATGTGCTGCAGCTGGATGGCTGCATGAGTGCATCTTGTCGCCATGTGGGCAGGTTGTCAACCCTCTTTGTCAAACTTTATTTGGCTTCACTCAACTTCACAGTTGTGGCCTGGGGTAGGCGCCACAGATCGCATTTGATACAATTCTCAACATGAGACACAGCTGAGACGCAATAAGGTAGCTGCTATTGAGAATCCAGTGGCTGCAGGCGGTTTGACCAGTGTTGCGGACTAGACTACCAATCGAGTCACACGTTGCCCACCCCCACACGGGGGTATTGCGTCCCCGCTATAGCGGTAATACCTTTAAGAAATTTCTGTCATTTTTTAAGGAGACACCACCAGCTCACTAGCAAACGATGTATCCGCCCTACCTTCCTCTTGACTACCACCATATGTTTTAATCTTTTCCTCCAACCATACACATAGTTCTTTAGTAGATTCCAAGAACTTAGCAGGACCAAGCCTATCTTTAACGTCTTTAACTGTAAGACACACTGTAGCTACATTCTTGTAGTACACCATGATCCAATTAGGGCCTTCTCTTACTTTATTGTAAGATACTTTGAAGTTCTGAGTATTCAGAGGATATTCATACACCATTGCTAACAGTAGTATAAGTAGAATAAGTAGTGACTAAATGATTCGACTCCGCTTCGCTCCGTGATGGCCTTTGCAGATTCATCGGGGCTCACTGGATTCACTGGATTCACCCGTTAAAGAGATAGAGGAAGATTAAGCAAGGACATGAGGGATGTCCTTCCCCAGGGACATCAGTAAAAAGGAAGAAGGAAATGATTGTCTCCTTCTTCCCCCAGGGTTTGAGTCCACCCTCTCTCCCCCTGTATACATGTGGGATTGCGTCTAAACCCAGTTGGGGACTGTGGTCTTGGTTAAGCCTCTAGCTTGGCGTCTTTGGTCAATATCAAAGCCAAGGACGAGGTGATTAGTAGCTGCTTCTGGGTTGTCTAGGAAGCCTTCTAGGAGGTCATTCCAGTCGTCTTTTTTACGTTGGTTAACGACTTCTTGGGCAGAGATACCCATAGCATCAGTGAAGTATTTAACACCTTGAGCTAGGGAGTCTAATCTGTCATCGTGTCTAATGGCAAACTTTTCACGACACATACGGCTCATCTGATAGAAGAGCATATAAAGGAGTCTTTTCTCTGGTGCTTCGTCTTTATTAGAGGCGTAATCCCATTCAACGACTGACTTATCAATGATAAGGCGGTGTTGATTCATGATTGGTTCTAAGGAATCAATGATACGTTCTTCCTTACGGATTGTTGCTCGTACTTCTTCTACGCCTATGTGTTGTTTAGTTTGTTGGAGGTGTTTTTTAAAGAGTTCAGCGACGATACCATCACCAAAGTTAGTCTCAATGACAAGTTTTGAGACACCATATTTCTTACAACCTCTAAGGATGTCTAACAAGGTATTGTCGGAGTAACCATCTCGATATGCACGGACTTCATGAACATATAGGAAGCCGTTCTTTTGACTTATGTAGGTGGCTGCTGTTTCGTCTGTGCCTCGACCTGACGGGTCAACGCTGCATATCGTTTCATCGTACGCACTCCATTCTCCCTGAAGCTGCATCGGGGAGTAGAAATAATCACCCGGTAAGCCAACTGTAGGGAGATCCTTGAGAACATTACGAGGGTCAGAGCACCACACAACAGAGTCCGGCGCTTGAGTCGGGTTAACAGAGGTAATGATGAGGTCTTGGAATTTAAGGGGGAACTTTTCTGCATCACTAAGGCTTGTATCTAGCATGAACTGGAGCATGAAGTTGCTCCGACCCATTGCTGCTTCCCGTTCAAGAAGTTCATCATGACCAAAGCGATCAGGATCAGTTACATCCCAACCTTCTGCACCACTGTCTAGATCTTCTTGGAGTTGAGGGGCAATCAACCCTTCGTATGGGGAGAGTTTACGGGGGTAACGAGCTGGCCAAACAAAGGGACGATAGTTACGTTCAGCCAGTTTGCGGTAGACAGTAAAGGTAGTTTGGGGAGTACCGAGGTACATGATGCGAGAGTCAGCCTTTGGGGTCAGGATGGACTCTGCTTCAGTACATAGTTGAAGGAGTTTTTCTCTCATCATTTCTGTCATCGAGTTACCAGGAACTTCGATGTCATCAAGGATCATGAGGTCAGCACGAGAACCCGTTAACTGACCTGTAATACCGACAGACTTAACACTAGGAGCTTGGTGAGGGCTGCAATTAACATCAAACGAAATGCGACTCCAACGAGCATCATCAGATTTGGGTCTGAGGTGTGATAACCAAGGTGTTTCAATGATTAATTTCTGTAGGAAGATACTCATGTTGTCTGCCCGCTCTTTAGAGGCAGAGATAATCATGATTTTCTTTTCAGGGTTATTAAAAAGGGTCCAAAGGACAAAGGCTCCAGTAATCCAAGACTTACCTACCCCACGGAAGGCTTGGATTTGAAGACGTTTTGGACCGTATTGAAGGTAATCAGCGATTGAGTATTGAGCGCGAGTAGGAGAAGGGAGGTCTAACTGTGACCAAAGAGCTTGTAGGAAGATTTTGAAGTCTTGCTGTAACTGATCAAGCACGGAGAGGCCTCCAGGAGCCTCAGGAAGGCGCTTCTTGGACATTTAGAGTATGGATATACCTTAGTGGATAAATAGAGGCCTTCTAGGGGCTTCTAAACGGGGTGTGTCTTAATTAAGCTTTTTCCGTTTCTTCTTGTCGTACTCGTTCGACTTGTCAGTTACTTTGGAGGTATCCAACTCTTTATTTGAGGATTTGGGATTAACACCAAGGTCAGACTTTGTATCAAACTTTGATCCAATCTTTAGTGACTTACCTGCCTGTACAGCAGCTCGATGTTCTGCAAGAGTCAGGTAACGACCAACAGACAGTCCTTTAGTATCCCTTTCGTCACGGTAAGACTGTGCTTCTGCTTTAGGAGCAGCCTTTGGAGCAGCCTTAGGGGCAGCCTTAGGAGCAGGGCTACGAACAACAGTGGTGCGTTGTTGTGCAGCGGGTACTACACCAGCAGGTTTCTTGTCTGTTGGGCTTCCTTTACCAGTACCTTCTTTTCTAGGGATATTACCGACAGCAGACTGTGGCCTAGACTTGTTTTGGGGTTTAGCAGCACCAATCAGATCAGCTTTAGTACGCGCACCTGTGCGGTTGCTAGAAGGTCTAGGTTTAGAGCTGCCTGAGGACAGTGCATTAGCAATGCTTGGCACAAAAGGTGCTGCAAATTCAAGAGCTTTGCCAGCAATTTTGGCTGCACCTGGACCCGCTTGCAGAGCTTTGCCAGCACCATATGTACCGGCAGTAAGTGCTGCACCCTTAGCATCTCCGCTCAAAACAGAACCGGCAATGCTAAGACCGGTACCTACTGCACGGGCTTTAGAGCCAGCAACAGCACGTAATCTGTTGGGAGCGGACTTACTTGCTGGTGTGCGAGTTGAGTTCGCAGCTTCTACTTTTTTGCCGTTAGCAGCTTGAACAGGTTGACCTGAATTTCCTCGCGGTTTTGGAGTCGTACCACGAAGGGTTGGACCTTGTGTAACTTGGCGCTCAACACTTGCTCCTACTTTTGGTAAGTTAACACCTGCTCTGCGAGAAGCAGGAAGGGCTACAGCTGGTCGTGAAGGTTTAGGGGATTGTGCAGGTTTTTCTGATTTAAGTTTCGGTTTACCAGACGTAGCTGGCGGTTTTCTATAAGGCTTAGCAGGGTTACGTACTCCCCCAGAAGATCCACCAACCCTAGTAACAGGTTTAGCATTGAGAAAATTGTTTTTGCGAGTAGCCATTTTACTTAATATGAGATAAGATAAGTCCCTCTCTCAAGGGGTTATGACCGTATGTGGCTCTCATCCATGTGAGCCAGTTATTACTACCTTTGGCCTGATTACACTTCCAACAGCAAGGGACA